AATGTGTTTCATTTTTATCACCTGTCCACTTCCCATCCTAAATTGAATAAGTCGATGTCCGATATATCTTCTTTTGCTTTGACTACCCCAATTTTGTTAAAGCTATATCCAATCAATTTATAAACTGTATACCCGTCTGCTATTCTTTTGAAGCGGTACGTCTCCCCGCGACTCGATAAGTCGCGTATTCCATCAAATACACTCAGGTCTTTTACGTTCTTTTGCTCTTCCTTTTTTATATACTCTTCCATAAACGCATTTAATGTTCTATTTGCGGTGCTTCCATTCTTCTTGCACAGATCTTTGAATCTATCTCGAATTTCAGCTGTGGTGCGTAGGTTTAGACTTACGCTTTCGTGCTTTTCCGCTTTTTTTATTATTTTTTCTGTTTTCATTTTTAAGCGTCTCCTGTTCTTATTCAATAAAATCTACTGATTGTCAAACTCACAGCAAGTAAATACACCGTTTTGTAGTAAACTGTAATTCTCAATCGGGTCTTCCCGCATAATTACAAGTCTGTAGTCCGGAAGCGTCTTTTTCGCGTTTCCCGCAGCCACTATTATGTCTTCCGTCTTTATCTTCTTTATCCCCACCGCTTTAACGACATCGGAAATTTTAACAATTTTTAATACTTCCGCCGCCGCGATTAGTGCGAAGCGGAGTTTTTGAATATCTGTCAACCCCTCCCACGTCCGTTTTTTCCCCTGGACTCTATACACCCTTTCTTCTAATTTTTTTACGTTTTTATATATTATTTCCGCATCAGTATACATTTTTTATCATCCTTTATTAAAAACTTTGTTGATGATTTTTCAGGATGCAGTGTTCTTTTAGCCCCAATCTTCTTCTCCGATGTTTCTTATTAACTCTTTTCTATAACCGGCATATTCTTCAACCATCTCTATTATTTCTTCCGGCGTATTTTCCGGAAGTCCGATCGCTGGAATTTTTCTACAAAGTTCATCTGGATCGAGCGGATAAACATTGAAGTATTCATACCCGCTATCACGATCGTCAACGTCCATCGGGTCCCACATACCTTTTATCAAATACTTCCTGTCCGCTACGGTTATTACATACTGTCCGGGTTTTCCAGTTATTTTCCCGTAGTTGTTCGATTCTATTGTAATTTCTTCTTTGAGCTCTTCTATTGTTGTCACATTTCGGAGCTCTCTGTCTTTTTCAAGCATCTTTATTTCATCGTGAATTTCTATTTCACGATATACTTTTTTTAACAAATCCCTGATCAGTTTTTTCCCGTTTTCTATGTACTCACAGCCGAATTTCTCGGCGTTCTCTTTCACAGTCGTATACTGTATGTTGAGAATTTTCAGTTCCATGTCGTTATACGCGTTAATTCTCGGAAAATAAGATTCTTCCGGAATATCGTTAACGTCTTCGATCTCCCCGTAATAATATCTATCTCTCCTCCCAGTGTTGGCGATTAACCGACGTCTCTTACCGTCGACCAAAACATCGGCCATTTTCCTTTCCCAGAAGCGTATCCGTCTCCCGTCATAGGGGATTTTTCTTGATTGTTTCCATGACGGTAACACCTCCATATTATCCGGAGTTTCAACTACCAAACAGTCGAAATTACTGCTGCCAGGAACGAAAAACGTAAAATATATATCATTCCCCCTCACCTCTTCGTGAGAATCATCATTATATTTTCGGTACTCAATATACGATCTGTACATAATTTGTTTCATTTTTCTTTCCTCCCTATTCTTACTTGTGCGCCCATGCACACACAAAGTTAACCGGTATATGCCGGCAGCGGTATACCGCCCACTCTTCCGGCTCCCACGGATTAATTGGTCGTACAGAGTTTGCCGTCTCTACGGCTCCCTCTGGAGTTGCAGCGAGTACAAACATCTCGCTGTTTGCCCTTCCATCCGGAAGGACGGTGACGGCACCATATAAGTGCCATCTATTTTTCCGCATTGCGGAAATGATTTCATCCCTTTCATACTGTGCTTTTGCCATTTTCTTTCTCCTTTTCTGCTGGATTTCCAGCAACTCTCTTTCGTTGTTTATATTATAGCACGCTCATTTTGCGCGCGCAACCATTTTATTATAAATTATCTTTATACCACGCAATAAAAAAGAGGGCGGTTTCCCGCCCCGTTTCGTAGATATCGGATCACCTCCGGGAGATCGCCGCTCCCACGGCTACCGCACTGATAATAATCCACATATTTCGCTGCTTTGTTTTAATCTTTACTTTCCGTTCTGCCTCTTTCTCGTATTCGTTGAATGATTCTCTGGCAATTTTCAATGAGTTCTCTGTCTGTTCGTTCAATACTTTTGATTTCTTCAGTTGTTCGTTGACTATTTTCAACTGCTTCTGTGCTTCGGTCAGCTGCGTCTGCTGCTGTATCAACAGCTTGTCTTTCTTCTCGCTGTCTATCTTGAGCTGATTCAAGCTCGTTTCTAATGTCGTTAGATCCGTTTCGGAGATCGTGTACTGTACTTCTGCCTGCGCATGCGAACCAGATAACAATGGCGATAACCACAATGAAAGCAAGACCGCCGATAAAATAAGCCCTTTTCTGATTTTCCACATTATCAGTCCTCCTTATCTTTTACACAAACATTTTCCCACTTTTTATATGCATCAAGATATGTTTCTTTTTTATCTCCGTCGTATGTGACTTCGTAATACATTCCGTCAGATATTGTCGTGCTTACTAACGCTTTCCAGTTCTGCAATGTTTTACCAAACCATACGATAAAAACTTCACTTTCTTTTAGTTTTTTATTATCTGTTATCTCTACATGTTCATTGTAGTAATCGATAACAATCTGTTTTGCTTTTTCTTGATAGTTCATTTTTACACTCCGTTCTCTAAATACCACTGCGCTTTCCCGCGAAGTATATCTCCGCCGGTTCCGATTTCGTCCTGATCGCACAGCTGCTCTAAATCCCAGCGGCAGTCAGGATCTCCGCTGTACAAGCCGTAGCCGTCATCGTTTGCGGCCTCTCCGTGTGTCATGAAATGCTCACGGTCAATCGGATTGTCAAAAACCTCGGCAATAACAGCAAACATCTTCGCCAGCGTTTCAATTTGTGCCTCCGTAGGCGGGTATTCTCCCAAGTCATCTGGACGGGCGTTATAGCAGCAGCACAGAGCAATTGCAATGCTTCCTGTGTTCCTGTGATATGTTGCCCGCGGCACCTCGTCAAGCGGCCTCGTGTAAATAATCTCTCCGTCTCCATCAACGTTAAAATGATAATCGTTAAATGTTGTAAAATACCGCCCAGCCGACCAGTGCCCGTATGTCGTCGCCGGCCACGGAAACTGATAAAAATAGCTTCTCTTATCAATGAGCTCCTGCCGAAATTCCTCTATCGTCATAAATACCTCCTATCTAAAATAGCCGCTAAATAGCGGCTATTTTTTGAGTTTTGCAAAAATATTGTTATCAAGCAGCGTTATCAACTTGTCTATGTGATGATTCCCGGCGTCTCTCAAATTCTCACAAATAGATAAAATTTCGTTGTAGCAGATATAGCCGAACATGAATTTGAGTACCGGCCACGAAAGCGGTATCTCTATCGCCGATAAAACCGTGTCAATCTGCGAAGCTGTAAGAATGAGAATTGTGAAGAGAATAAATTTTGTCAGAAACCCCCACAGCATGATTTTCGATTTTAGCCGTTTTGCACTGAACGCAAGAACAATGCCGTATAGCTTTTCTCTCGTCGTTAAGTAGTTCGGATCCATACCTTTATCAACAAGATACTGATAACCGATAGCCAGCCAGCGTGTAGAAATGTCAATGATAATCAGCCAAAAATAAGCGTTGATCACAACCCCGTATGCACTGTTAATAAATGACAAGATGTACATCAGCACAACGCTTACGACTGTCTTTGATTCCCATTTGTCTAAGAGATTGAGAGAAGTTCGGCAGAAGTATTCGGCAAAGTCTATCAAGTCTAAGACAAAAACGCATGTAACAAATCCGCCCCACAGATACGGTGGTTTGCCGTACTTTTTTATTTTTCTTTTGAGATTTTGAAAAAATGTCATTTTCGGTCTCCTGCTATGTTGTTAAATCCGCTTCCGTTTCATGCTCGTTTATCTCACTCGACCATCTGATTGTAATACTATCTGTCATTAAAAACTGTGTTCCATAAACTTTATCGCTTTCACTTTCTATAAACCATCCGTAATCCCACGGATGCATATGAAAAAACTCAATACTAAGAGTTGATCCGGGCGTTACTTTGACATATTTCATTTCGGGTTTCATTTCGGAACCGGCTGTTATTTCAATGACTGTAACTCTTTCCGGTACAATAAATTCTGAATTTCCTTTAACTTCAACGCTGCCTGCAAGCGCTTCTGCTGCAATTTCCTTCTGCACATAATATTTTTTACCGTCAACGCCGCTAAATGTGTACATGTGCGTGTCAACAACATCTCCGACTTTTGCGTAATGCGGCACACCGTCAATGTTAATTTTTAAGTAATTGTCTCCGACTTTAGATTTATCCGTCGTTAATTCTGCAAGTTCTTCTTCCCCGTTTGGCCTGATAATTTTAAATTTATCCATCATTCCACTCCTATCTTTGCGCCATTCGGCAATTTAATCATATTTCCATCAAAAATTTCTGTCTTCTTCACATACTGCGATAGATCTGCGGCAGGTCCCGGCGGACCTTGTATTCCCGTATTTCCTTTTTCTCCTTTTTCGCCTTTTGGAATCGAAAAATTAAACACTGCTGCGTTAGCCGTTCCAGTATTTGTGACCTTAGCACTCGTTCCTGGTGCCACTGTTGTTACCGTTCCGATTTTGATTGTTGCAGCGACTCCGTCTTTTCCGTCTGTTCCTTTCGGTCCGGGGTCTCCTTTAGGCCCGGGATCTCCTTTGGGGCCTTGAATACCCTGTCCGCCGCCGGAAACCGGAATGACAAAATCAAATACAGCATTTGTACTATTGCCGGAATTTGTCACCGAAGCGGAGGTACCTGTCGTCACTTCTCCGACTTTTATCGTTGCCGCTGCCCCGTCTTGTCCGTTCTTCCCGTCGGCACCCTTAGGACCTGGGTCACCCTTTGGTCCGGGGTCGCCCTTAGGACCTGGGTCACCTTTCGGACCTGCTCCGCTACCGCCGCTGCCCCCGTTTTCATATAGATACTCAAGGTCGTTCGCAATGTAGTCTAAAATACCGTCATTCCCCTTCGTGCAAAACGGCGTGTTTTTTCCGAATGATCCTGGCTTAATAATATTGTCATTCTCATCTCTTATTTCCGGGTGCTGAAAAGTTTGCGGTCTCATTCGGATACCTCGGCTTTTTTAATCTCCAGCGTGACCGTGTCTCCGTAGTTAAGCTCGTCGGTCTCTTCTGGAGAATTTGTCTGTATCGTCAGCATTTCTCCAGTCTCTGGGTTGTGAAAGCTGAATGTCGTTAAAACTCCGTCGTTCTGCGGATATGACACTTTACCGTTGACACTGTAATTTCTTTTCATTGTTCTGCTCCTTTTTAATAATTTGTTACATTTACGAATAAAATGCATGTAGCTCTTAAAACACCGCCCGGTATGTGTATATCGCCGCCAGGATTGACAATCGCACTATCCGCAAGCCATTGTGATTTAATTCTATTTGAATTGACCCAATTTAGCTTTAGCGAGCTATGAACTACTGCTTGTGGTGTGCTTCTTTGAAATTCGTGCATCGAAAACATAATTGCCGCCACTTTACCGCACGGAAAGGAAGTCTCCGGCATGACCGCGGCAAGCCCTGCTGAATCATTACTTGATATTTCGGATTTGATATGACTACCTACAACTCTCAAGTACGGCGTTTTACTATTAAATACTAATTTCTTCGTATCGGGGTCCCATATAAACAGTCCTGCTCCTAATGTATTCGGATCGGACTCTTGCGTGAAAATATATAAAGTAATCGATTCATGTACCTGTGTCTGTATCATCGACACCGATACGGGAGCGTGTACTCGCAACGTCATTTTCCCGCCGTTTGCTTCGGCGGTAACGTAGTATTGAGGGTTACTACAATAGATCGCCGGAATGTACTGCATATTAAAAGCAATTTCGTATTCGAACCATTTCCAATTACTACCGCCCTCGGCTATTTGTGACGGCGCGGGCAGTTTATCTACTCTTAATAACCTTAAGTTTTTATACTTATTGTTAATAATAAGGTGCCTGTCAGCATTGTAAATTTCTAAAAAATTAATAAGTGCCATAGTAGATCCTCTGCTTTCTGTTTCCGTCGAAGTCACCGCGGTATACCCATCTAATTTGATTGCCCGATGTCGTAATTTGCAGCGGTGTTGTATATTCCGTAGTTTCCGGAACGAAAAACACAAATAGCCGGTCGTTACCTCGAATATCGATAGTTCGGCTTCCTGTCGGTGTGTCGGCTGTAAAACTGCCGAGAATGCGGGTCAGTGAATCTGTGATATCAAGTATCAATCCTTTTTGCGGATGATAAATTTTTAATCCGATAGCCATCAGATGTTCACCCCTAACGCTATAACACGGAAATTGTTCTCATCAAAAATTTCAATCAGGTTGTCCTGAATTACCGTACGTGCTCCACTTGTCGCCGTCTCCAGCCTACCGATTCTTGCTGTTATTGCGGATAACGATGTAACTGCCAACTTATCCGCCGTTACGGCTTTTGCCGCAAGCATTCTTGATACAATAACGTTATTGTCAAAAACGGTCTGTCCGGTAACATGTAAATACTTTCCATTTATCGTCGTTGTCGTCGGTGACAAGTTGATCTGATTAATGACATCGCCTTTTTGCACCCTCAAATTGATGGCGTCTGTCATCTGTGCAATGGCGCTGTAATTTGCTTTTGCAAGCATAAGATTGCCGAGGTTTGAGACGATCGTTGTAACATCTTGTTTTGCGATTGCGCCGTCGTTGAGCTTTTGCTTAACTAACGCGTCTACTTTCGCAATGCTGACCGCCTCGTCTTCAAGCATATCCTTTGAGATAGATACTTTGACAACGACACGGCTTGCTTCGGATTTCTCGCCCTCTCCGAACAAGTCATAGTAAGCAATGGATACGTCATAGATACCCGCGCCGCAAGTGTGACTGTAGCTGTTGTTTTCGGTCTTGATGGTCTTCTGCCCGTCGGTGCCGCTGATGTAGATGTTCATTCCTGCGCAGTCATTCGGAATCGCTTCTGCCGTCAGCCCGAAACCGCCGATAGTACTCGTAAGCACGGGCGGATTCGGTTTTTTCGGTACCTGCTTGTTATACTGCAAGATAGCCGGCGCGGAATATTTGCCGATTGCGGATTTTGCGTACAGATACAGTTTCCCGCTCCGTTCTGTCAGCGGCAGTATCGCCGACAGATTATTTGTCCGTGCTAACAGCCCAGACGTTTCTGCGCCCGCGTTATCATCTGTTCGAATTTCGTAAAAAGCGACGTCGGTATTCGTAACTTCTTTCCAGCCGGCAGTGCACGCCGCACCGAAGTCTATTCCGAATCCGTCGGGCGTGTTCGGAATTTCCGTTTTAAGTGCAACAAGGATCTTCATCTGCGGAGATGTGTCCGGACTTGTACTTTCGCCCCATTCGTCTTTCGTACATACCGCGATCAGGTAGGTGTCGCCGACAATGGCCTGCGGTATGACGACCTGGTCTTTTCCGCTGCCGCCAAACGTCCACTCTCCGTCAAAGCCGAGTTCAGAGCCTTTCGTACCTTCTTTGATAACGAGATCTTTTGCCTGTGCGTTGCTGGTCTTATACCAGACGTCACCTTGCAGATAGCTCTGCAACTCGGGCGGCGTCCAGTTTACGACGATATCATAACGGGACACGCCGTCCGCAAGCTGTCTATAACGGTTATATGCGGTTAAATTCGTAACGGGCGGGATGTAGTATGGCGTGAGTGTGTACTCGTAAGCTTTGACTTCGGACAGATCCTGATTTCCCGCACCGAAGATGTTATATGAGCAGAATTTAATGTAGATTTTCTTGCCGATGTCATCTTTCGCGAAAGGTACTTTAAAAACGGAATTATCCAGCCTGACAAAATCTGTATCTTTTGCGTGCAATCGGACTTCTGTATTACACTGCCCGCGGATTAATCCTGACAATAACCACGCCCCGCTTGCTTGCAGCATAGCGGTCGTGTAGCTCATACATTCCCCGTCTATCCAGCAGAGCGTATTCTTGCGTTCGGCGTCTTGCAGAGTACCACTAAGCAGCTGATCATTACATGTTACTATTGCTTGATTGCCGCTCGGATGGTTCGGCATCGGTGACAACGGCTGTGTTAATTTACCGCACCGCGCAGAGCCTGCAATTTGCCCGACCGTCCGATAGTTCGTGTTGTCGTCGGAGACGTACACAGTACATCCGCCCCAGCCGTCCGCCTTGCCTTTCGCGGCTATCCACAGCTCTAAGCCGTCGGCGGTAAGATCCGCAGGCGGCTGAAAAATAACCGGAACAGTATCCGGCGCGGTTTTGTTGTAATCGATGTACGGCCTGTCGTTTGCATGTACGTTGTATTTTGCGGCAGGATAGTCGCCTGGTGCTCTTGATATCGCGGTTACCGTCAGACATCCGTCAGTGTCCTCTGTGATACCGTTGATGACTGCGACCTGCTCGAAGATACCAGAATTTTCATCGGTCAATCTTACCAAGTCGCCAACTTCCAGCCGGCATAAACTCCAATCTAATTTAAACGTGTACTGCGTTCTTTCGTACTTGTTGTTTCTTGCCAGTTGTTCAGCGATTTTAACCGCCCGCTCTTTCGTGTAGATATAGTGAGCGTTCGTTACGCTGGCAGCTCTTACACCGTAGTTTTTGATATCTTCCGTAAATTCATAGCTGACTGATTCTTTTTCGTAGCCGTTCGCGCGGTTGATAAACTCTACCGGGAACTGATTGTATATCGCGGAGCTGTCTTTTCGCTTATACGTTATAAGAGCCCCGCCGGATTGCGGCAGGAAATCATCCGCCGTCAGGTCTGTAATGCCTGTTTTATCAGGCGCCCAATTCCCGACTGGCCTATCTGCCAGCGGTACAATTTTCAGCTTGTCATTTGACCAGAACACATAAGCATTGGTCAATTTTGCGATTTCATTTACGACTTCCCGGGCGGCTTTCGCGTCTTCATCCGGCGGGGAGGAAATTAAAAGGTCTGCTTCTTTGCAATACTTCCGATAATTATCCAGCCCGATAATTTGCATGTCTTTTTTGCCGATTTTGTCTAAGACGTATCGAATATAATCGGCAGGATTGACATCGATACCGTCGCCTGTTTCTAATAGCCTGCCTTTTACTTCGAAATTGTACGACGGCATCGAGCCAGAATCGCCCAAATCAATAACTCCGGCCATGTAGGCAAGTCCCGGATACGGCAAGGCTTTTTCCGGGTGCTTGCCCTGCGTATATGCCCAGGGCTGCTGATTTTCTTTCCCATCGAACAGCGTCAGTTGAATATCGTCCGCCGGGTAATTGTGTACATTTTTACCGATCCATACTTTACCGATTCCGGAAATGGGACCCTCGCAGAGTCCCAAAATTACGGCTACCGTGTAGGTATAAGTAATGCTGACCTGCTTAGATTTACCGCCCTTCCCCGCTTTGTGCGTTTCGCGGTGTTCGTGAGCGGTGAAATCGTCATAGTAGATCACGTTTCCCGCAGTTCGCACTGTACCGATGATTTCCGGTACAACAGCGCCGTATTCCGCGGTGTTGACTGTAAATTCACTTATCTTATTTGCCCGCGTTGTCGTTGTTCTTCCGCGAAAAAAGCTCATCGTCTCACCTTCTTTCTGTTAAACCGATAAATTCCACGCAATCGGCTTCTGCCCTTCGCGTCATAGAACATCACATCAGAAAGGTCTGTCATGACCACGCCGCGGTCGATGTAAGCATGAATAACCCGTCCTTTACCGACATAGATAGCGCCGTGGGAAATGCACCGTCCGAATTGATACAGCAGAAAATCTCCGGGCTGCATGGTCTCTACTTCGTCGCAATATTTCTGTACATAACTCAAAAACCATTCTTCGCTGTGATGCAAGTGCCATTCGTTGCTGTATGGTTCGATCGGGATACTGTCTTTTTTCAGCAATCCCGCATCTTCGACGCAGCCGATTAGGAGCATACCGCAGTCTACACCGCGACCTTTTACCTTTGCGCCGTTGATGTGCGGCGTGCCCAGCCATTCTGCAGCTGCTTTTGTTATCCTTTCGCCGTCTGTCATATGAGTACCTCTCTTCGCGGCACGAACGGAGCTATCAGCGTCGCGGCATCGGTTTCTTTACTGTAAATAACGCCGTCTTCGTTTGTCGTGTAGCTCCCTTGCGGATAGTACCTGCGAACCGGAAATTCCATGTTCAATCCTTGCGTTTCCGCTTTTACTGATAATTCAATCTTGATACCGCCTGCTGATTTGACTTCTACATTTCCGCCGAACAGGTCAATCGCACCCACAACCGACTGATCGCGGAAGAAACATCTCCGAAGATACAGCTTAGCTCTATCAAGCACCCCGCTGTGCGCCGCTTGTAAGAATGGCAGCCCTTCCAGTTTGTCGTTAATATCCGCCTGGACGGTAACGGTCATCGTATCGACTACGACACGATCATGAATCTTGACTTGCTGCCTCTTAATCAACAGCGCGTTGTGCAAATACGTATGCCCGCCAAAAGATATATCTATATCGGTATCGGCATAGTAGTACTTATTGCCGTTATCTAAGACCAGTTCGTATAGATCGCAAGAAGTAATCTTCTTTTCTGTCTCAAGATAAGTCTCAAGAGATTTATTCACTGTTTTCATCGGACTACCTCCAACTTAAATGTTTTAGACTTGTTGATGTTAAGATACTGCCGTTCAATATCTATTCCGTCGTCTGCAAACATAACTTTCCAGTAATATGTATAGTCCGCTGTAACTTTTGCCGTACTTGCTGGGGCAGTTTTGAATTTTACTGTCCCGCCGGTAACTGTGTATGCACTGCTTGCTTGTTTCACGCCGTCAATATATACTGTTACTTTTTCGATGTATTCGACTGGCTCTACATAGTCGCCCATCTTCATAACGGCTTGATATGTTCCGTTCGTGATCAGCGGCAGCTGTATTCCTTTTTCTTCATAGTCTTCCGGATCAAGCCACAAAAAAGGGATATGCGCGCCTTTTAACAGCGCTACAAATCCCAATAGCTTTCTATATTGTTCATCTGTCAATACCTGGAATTTCGTTTCTATCGTCCAGTTCGGCAATAGCTGTGTTGTAAGCGTACGTACTTTACCGCTTCCCGATTTTTGTACTTTTGTATTCCATTCCATTGATTTTATACTTTCCCAAGCTAATCCGTTAAGATCTTTCGGGAATTTCCTAAGTGTCATCAGAACACCCCGCTACTTCCTGCAAAATTCAAATCTTCTTCAAAAAATGCTTTCCGAATTTCGTCTACGGCGCCGTTACGCAAGAAATCAGCAAACGATGCGGCATCAAGAGTATTGATGTCTAAATGTACTGATCTGTTTCCGCCTTTCGTGATCGTTGTTGACTCTGTATTCCGGATGTCTGCAGTCTTTACCGCTCCGCCTTTTGCAAAACGCGGCATACGTCCTGAATTGATTGCATTAAGCAGCGGTAATCCTACTTTTCTGACAGCGTCAGCATTGAGAACGTACTCACCATTAGACAACCAAGCTGGAATGCTGTCTGATGTAGCCGTCCCCGGACCGCTAATTGGTCCGCCGGTCGCAAGTCCCAATATACCTAAACCAGAGCTTGACTTTGCAGACATAAGCTGCAATGCCGTGGTCGCTGATCCAACTGCTGTCGTAAACGCCGTCAATGCTCCGGTAGCATTAGTATTTGCTCCGATTTCCGCGGGTTTTGTGCCTGTATTAATAGCGTTTTGGATGACGTTGTATGCACCCATGACCATTCCGCCTTTTTGTGTGCTGCCGGAGAAAAGTCCCAGTGCTACACTAGACGCGCTTAGGTTGTTTTTGAACGCATCAAACATTGTATTCATACCATTGTCGTATGTTCCGCCGTTACTGTCATTATTATTTCCGCCGAGCAGGCTGCCGCCGAATAGAGATTCTGTCAACCGCCCCGCCAATTGTTGCGTAATCTGCTGTAGTATTGTCTCTCCAATTCCTGTTATGAGATTGTACAGCGAGTCTCCGAGTGTTTCAGATCCTGTCAAAATGCTTTGGAAAAATTCCTGGAATTTATCAGTTGAGCTCTCCGCAAGTTCTGCAATCTGCGACTGCATTGACTCATGCCCGGTCTTCCAGATGCTCAGATACGTTTCGAGGGCTTCTGTCTGCCCTTTCCAATTCATATAATCTTGTCCGTCTCGGCTGCTCGTTAATGCCCTAAGCAGATCTGAACGATGGTTATCTATTGCGTATTTTGCCTGTTTTTCAAACGACTCTCTATATGCATCTGTACGTTTCTTTGCGGCTTCGGCGGTCTTAGCAGTATACCATTCTTCGACAGCTACCATCGCTTCCTTGTCTTCTTTGTTTTTAGAAACTTCTTTTAGGCGTTCCGTTCTCTCTTTGTTGAGCGCATTAACTGTAGCTTCATATTCAGCATCGGCAAGTGCCTTAAAGTCCCCAGTGAGCTCTGCACCTATCTGCTTCGTTTCCGTCTTGATTTTGTTCCAGCTTTCTGTCCACGTGTTGGTCAGCTTCTGTTTCATGACCGTTCCATATGTACTGAGCTGTTTTTGCAGTTGTTCTACCGCGTCTTTCGGAATACCGGCATTAGATAGTTTGTTGATCTCTTCCTGTTTCTGTCTGATGTCTTCAGCCAGTTTGTTCATACCGGACATGTATGCGCCTTCGGTTTCACTGTCTATAGATTCCTGCATCGTCGAAAACAGCCGGATTGCCTCTTCTTTAGCCTGATTTAACCGTTTCAATGCCTCATTGGCTTTTTTACCGATTTCATCAGTTGTGAGTGTTACTGTTTTTCCCCCGGTGTATTCACCTATCGATCCGTAGCCAAGCGGATTACCGAACCATTGATTTGCTTCCGACATACTGCCGCGATGCACTCCGCCGGTCGAGTTTCTCGCTATATATTCACCGTTTCCGGCATAAATTCCGACATGATCTTTCCAATCTATCATGTCGCCTTCCTGCGGTACGTATCCCGTTCCCGCTGTGTGATAGGCCGTGCCGAACTGATTTACAAGCTGATTCCCGTTAATTGAGTTCAGCCCCTGTATGCCTGCTTCCTGATACAACGCAGAAACAAAAGCGGCGCACTGCACGCGGGCATCTTCGACAAGCGGTGACATCCATTGTTCCCCTTCAGGATGCCTCGACGCTATGTTTACAACCTCTTGACCAATTGGCGCTTCTACTTGATACGTTTTCGCTTCTTTAATCGCTTTTGTATTATCTTTTGTTGCAGATGTTCCCGACTCAAAAGCGGCTTTTAACGCCTCAATTTGTGAATTTATGGCTCCCTTGTCAATGTTGGTTCCGTCACCATATTTTTCGTGAAGTTTTTTAGAGTTCTCGTTAGCAGCAGCATACTTCCTATCCCATGCCGCTTTGGCTTCATCATTTTCCTTTTGACTATAAACATTCATCCGTGTTCCATTTTCTTTTACACGGATCATCGTGTTGTCTTTTTCGCTGTAGTAGTAATCTTTACCGTTTACGTTGACATACTGTGCGTTTTCTGCCTCTCTCTTCTCTTCCTGATGGAATTCATACAGCTTATACGTTGCGGCTACAATAGCAGCAGCCACACCCAGCCATCCTCCGGCCAGTGCCCATACCGCACTTGCCGCCTGACGCAACGGACCGAGTGACCCTCTCGCTGCTGTGCTCATTCTGATACCGGTATCCACGGCGGCTTTTCCGGTCTGTTGTGTAGCAACGGTAACCGCGGTCTGTTCCGCCGCCAGCATATTGCTCGACGCACTGGCCACCGTATTAGCCGCAACCATCTTCCCTGCTGCGGCTTTATGTGCACCGGCTACTGTATTTGCCGCGCTCGCCTGCACTGCTGCCGACTGCCGGGCCTGCATATTGATTTCCTGATACGCCGCTGTCATGCGAGCGGCTTCCACCCTTGCGGTTTCGGCAGCTTTAGCTTCCCGCATGACACAGTATTTTGAATAACTTGCTTCTTTTTCAGCGTCTGTCATCTGTGCTGTACTAAGTGTCTTCAAATATGCTTTTTCTTCTGCTATTGCCGCTTTTTCAATATTTTTTATCCGGCGTGCAATGCTTTTTTCCTGCTGTACAGTTAGCGCATCTTCTGAAACGTCTCCGGTTCCAATCGACGCAAGCGACCCCATCGCTGACCTTGCTTTTTGCAATGCCTGCAGTGTCTTATACGCCACCGTAAAAGCTACCAGTGTCTTCGTCAGCGACAGCAGGTTTTCCTTGTTTTCCGCTATATATTTAGCAGTTGATGCCAATCCCTCTAAAATTGGCGGCAATACTTCTTTCGCTACCGGCGCAAGTATAGCCCCGCCCGCAATAGCGAGCTGTCCGAGCTGTGCCTGCACTACATCAAGCTCTACGCTTATTTCATGCATCTGCTTTGCGTCAAGTCCTAAGCCCTTGATTTTTGCCGCATTTTCTGATGCTTCATTATAGTTTTGCAGGGTTTTAACAAGCGTCAGACCACGGGCGCCCAGTGTATTCATGATAAATTCCTGAGCATATCCCGCCTGTGACGCTTTTTGATAACCTGCCGCCAATTGTGCGAGCTGATCGTTAAGAGGCAACAGTTTACCATTCTGGTCTGTCAGAGTAACACCTACGGCACTTAAGACGGCTCTTGTCTTTTCGGCCGCCTCTCCACTGCCTTTGATTGTTGAGTCGAGACGCATAAATGCTTTCCCTGCAAGTTCGCTGTCACCGCCGGTTAGCTTGAGTATTCTTGAGAATTTAGCAGCTTCCGCGTTAGTTATTTGCAGCCTTTGTGCGAGTTCGTATGTTCTGTTTCCCGCCTCAACGGCTCCTTTTATCAGGTTCGTCAGTCCGAATCCCGATGCGGCCAGTGCCGCCATTCCGCCGAACTTACCAATTAGCGTTTCAAGACTTCCCGTGGTTCCTTCCAGTGCAGACTGCATGTCTCTTACTGGATTAACTTTAAACGCTGTCTTGACAGTCCCCGGTACTTTATTTAATTCTTTTTGCAGTCCTGACGAATCCGCGCCAATCTTAAGCTGTAAATCAGAAATAGTAGACATTTATGCACCTCCCTCCAAATTGAATACTTTTTTCAAATATTCCATTTCTTTTTTTGCATTTTTCACTTTATCTTCTTCCGTAATCCACAACGGGTCCGCAATTTCATTCGGTTCTATCGGCTTTTTCAGCTGCGGGGACATTAGCCATGAAATGAAGTACGCCACGCGGTAATCCTGCAAGCGTCGACGTTCGTCGCTCGCCTCCAGATATCTATAGAATTCAAGCGGCGTTAACCGCGGAAATTCAGACGGTTTGAAACCGATGCGGTATGCTATCGGTTCTGCATACCGCATCCAGTCTTCAAATGTCTTTATCGGCGATTCTTCTTTTTCATCGGCGCCTCTTTTTTCGGCGTCCCCTGTGTAAAAAGTCCGGATTCAACCACCGCATCTACGATGTATTTTGCGAGTTCTCCGATGTTTCCGCCATTTTCACAGTACATATCCACGAAATCATAAGCATCGAAATTCTTCGGCTGGTTTAAAAGTCCGGCCCGCAAGCCGGAAATGATAAAGTGTATTGTAGCACTCTGTACCATTCCGACTGCACCGTTAACAAGCACGGAACTTATAACTGAAAAGAGAGACGTTCCGAGATACTGCTCAAATCTCTCAAGGCTTCTTACTGTATATAGCAGCTGATACCTTGACTCTCCTATTTTGATTTCTACCGATTTACGCATAATTAGCCTCCAGTAACATCATCTGCGGCAATTTCAGAAATCGGTCCTTTTCCGTTTAACGTGGCAGCAACGGTAGCCACCCCGTCGTGGGATACGTCCTTTGTAAAATCGGAAATGGTAACCCATCCGGTCTGGCATGTCTTATCCGGATATGCGATTTTTACATGAATCGGTATGTCGTGATGGAATGCGTATTCCATAATTGACAGTGCCGCGTCATCCATTACAAGCAAGCCTGTATAGCTGATACTCCAGGATTTCGGACCCGCGAGCGTTTCTCCCCACCCGCCGGAAGTCTTATGAGATCCATCAATAGAATCTGCTTTGTATTCTACTGGTGAGTTTCTCTGTCCTCCGACAAGTACCCATGTTGGCTTTTTCCCCGTGGTTGTTGCCTTGTCTATATACAGCAAGGTATCTTTCCCCGCCGTAGCCATAGATGTCCCCTCATATACCGGGAGTTTTTTAAGTTCTTCTGCTGATAATTTAGCCATTTTTATACCTCTTTCTTGTTAAAATTCTGAATAGTAAATAATATTGTTACTGTGCCGTGATAACCTGTGGATACTTCCGGAAAATCCTCTACCAGATCAATTTGTGTACTATTAATCCGATATTGAGGCAGCTCCATATCGCATCCGTAAGCAGATACCAATGCACATATATCGTTTAGCGTTTCATTGACTTGTTTTTTCCCATCCTCCCCAGCCCATACTTCTACGTTCAGTGAAGCGTCCCAAATAATCAGATCTTTATTTGACAACGGCTTGAACGTAGCCGCGCCCAGGGTGATATAAGGAAGTTTCGCACCTTTGGGAACTGAGCCGTGAATCGGTATCGTTTGACCTTCTTTCAGTAATTTAAAAACCGCCATCCTAAGAACGGTTGACGGTACGTCTTTGATAAGTCTCATTGAAATACTTTCTCCATTTCGTTTTCAATCTTGCTCCGTTCCTGCATCATTGCCGGCCGCATAAACGGACGTTTCGGCATTTTCCCTGTGCGAACAGTTCCGCTTACGAATTTATCGTTTATTCGCATGGCTTTTTTGCCTTTTCTCGGATCGTTTGATGTTATACGTTCAACTGTTCCGAATTCTACGAGATGCGAATGCGGGGCGTCGCTCTTCACTATTCCCTGCGGCTTTTCTCGTTCCATTTCGGAATGGATTCCTGCTTTCAGGCTTCCGGTAGGTCCCATTGGCGCTTTGATGATGGCCGCTTTCATGACTGCTATCGTTCCTTTTGCAATGACATTCCTGATTTTTCCTTGCGTTTCCTTATCGTAGCGTTTGATGTCGTTAGCCGCTTTTTGGATTACCTTTCCCGAGAACATCTTGATATCGATTCCGCGCCTGCTCATGTCTCTACCGCTTCTGTTGTTAATACGTAAACAGCAGGATCCGAACGATCTACGTCTATTACCTTATACGTCCGTCCGTTTTCTTCAACATGCCATCCTTTTTCGATTTCTCGTGGCCGTATTCTTATCCCTTGCGTTATCAAGACAGCCGTGCCGTCTCCTATAATCGCGCTTGGGGTAATACGTTGTTTCAAGAATTCCGCCCACACGGATCCGACATCTTTCCATTCGATAACGGAGCCAAATCCTACATCCTCACCGATAATAGGCTTTTTAAGCGCTATCCTGTGGCGCATCTTCCCGATATTCATACTTTACGCTCCGGTTTTCTTCGTGCGCCTGACAGTCCTTCTCGTTGTCTTCGGTTTTTCCTTTTGGGTTTCCTCCGGCTCTTCATCTTCCTGATCTACTTCCTGATCTACTTCTTCATTCTGATTGTCCGCAGGATCATCTTCCGCGTCTTCATCCTGTTCAAGTACTTCTACATATCCGCCGGAAATGTAGGCAGTTAATTCTTCCGCTGTTCCGTCGTACGTCTCGCCGACATCAATAATCGTTCCGTTTATGATAATTTTCTCCAGTGCTTTTATCAGCATGTCAGTCACCTCTCGTTTCTAATTGCAGCAGCTGGGCGGTAATTGTAAACGGTAATTCCGCCCCTTGTCCTACTGCGTTTCTGTTTTCGTACCAGTACCCTACAATCATATGCATGCAGAAGATAGATTGGGCGTCAGTCTCTTTGACTTCGACGCCCGTCCCCTGCAAAATAAACGTTTTAGCGGTATCGATGAGTGTCCGGATGACCTCGTCTTCTTGGTTCCCGTCAACCCGCAGATACGCTTTAACGCCATCCAGAATGCTCATAATACCTCCTTATGCGAGCGTCAGCTCACCATATACGGCTGCGGCACTGTCAAACGCTTTAACGTCAAGCCTTGTAATAGCTTTAATGTCGTAAGAATCGCGAATAAACGAGTTCCCGCCGATGCCGGTACCCTCAAGAGTAATAAGCTGCCGGTCAAAGAGCACAATAGCATCCGCCAAAGACCCGACAATAATCGGAGCCGCTTTTTTCGGGGATGTCGCACTCGGCAGGTACTTGTTGCTGACAACGGTAACCGGATGAGCAAACAACAGTTTCTGTGTCGGATTGAGCGGATTCGGCTGAAGCAGGTAGCGCCCTTCTGAATCTTTCAATTTGTCTAAGGAATTGAAACCGTCCTGATTGGTGACAATGCTGGCTGTCAGAGAAATCGCCGGGTCAAGATCCACGTTCAAAATGTCTTTCAAGCTGTCTACATTAGCAACAGGCTTCTTTGCCAGCGTTTTCATGATTGCGATGATCAAGCTGTTTCTTGTGACGACATCTTTCTTAGCAAACCACGCGCTTACATAAGAGATGAGATTCTGGTCTGTATCGGACAGCATTTCTTTTGAAATCGGAAGAATGCCTGCATATTTTTTGATCGCATATGCGATTTTTTCGAATTTCGGACCGTCGATTTCTTTGATGGTTGCCATTTCGTCAACGCTTTCAAGCGGCGTCATTTCTGCCCACTTTTCCATAACACGGGATCCAGTCATGGTAGTCGTAGGTGTAATCGTAACAAGCTGGTCCAGCGGATTCAGCGCTCTTTTGAGTTCATTAATTTTAGTTGAGATGTCCTGTGGAACGATAAGCCCGCCGTCGGCATCAACACCTGCTTTCATGCCTGCTCTGGCTTCTTTCAGTACTTCCGCTTCCGCATCTGTCGGCATCTGGCGCTTAATCTCTTTCACAAGTCCGCTGAACATAAGATCTCTTTTTTCTTCGTCAGTGATTTCTGCCGCACGTGCCGCAGGTGGAACTGCCGCCGGAACATCTGCCAGCGTCTGTTCAATCTCCAGCTGCCGCTTAAGTTCTCTCAATTCATTTGTTTTACTTTCCGCTTCGTCAAGTTTTTTATCTGCCATTAACGTACGGATTTCTTCGGTTACTTTTGCCATTTTCTGGCGCAATTCTCTTTCTTTTTCTGTCATTTCTTTTACCTCCATTTAAAAAACCGCCGTTCGGCGGCAATTATTGATTTAACAATTCCAGCTCTATATTGAGCTTCCGTTTTCGGACATTTTCCTGTTCTTCTTTTAAAGAATTAACGTATGCTTCTTTCGATTCTTGCATTGATCGCTGTACGGCTTGCGCTTCGGTGTCCGGGTATGCCGGAGTTGTGACAATTGATACATCCCACAGTCTTTCGATATGCTTGACTGCCCGATGGTACATGTCTTTCTCACTTTCATATGACCAGTCTGCGCCGCTTTCCGCCAACGTGAATGCAAAAGAACACTGATTTACAACGCCAGCTGACATGTTCGTCATCAGGTCTTTAGCATATGCCGTATCCGTCGGAATCAAGCTGAACCTCAGCCCGGTGTCGTCTACCGACAAACTTAGATGCCCGGGTCCTTCTCGAACGGTATTTCTCGCCAGCGGATAGTTCGGATCGTGATTAATCAGCGCTACAACGTTAGACATGTCCGTTTTATCAAGACACCCACGCTCTAAGATCTCATCAACGCCTCCGAAGTCTTCTGACCGTTTTCCGAACTTGAGGGCATATCCCTCTAAAATGACAGTTTTACCGTCTTCCAGTGTCCGAATCTCAAACTGCGTCTGATTGATTCTTCTTTCCCTTTCCCCCATTATCATCACCTCCTTTCAGTGTTCCGTTCTTCGCTTTTGCTAATTGCAAATCTTTCAGAACGGTAATATCTGTATAATTCAGCGATGCAAGATGGATATCCCCTACATCGCCTATACATTCCATTTCTTCCATATCGCGGATCTCATTAAGCGTATAAATGCCGGCATAGAGCATGTCTTTGTAGTATTCAGCCCTTGCTTTACTGTCGCCTCTGAGTTCAGCCGCGGCGTTGAATTTCACATAATAGTTTTCTCTTTCTGGTTCAGTAAACAGTTTATAGTTGATTTCCTGTTCCCATGATGTAAAGATTGGAAGAAGCGTTGTTTTGATGTAATCAAGACTCATTGCTTCGGCGTTAGCGTACGTTGCGCGGTCCAGCTGTGCCAGTTTATGCGGCGGTATCCGGTAGACTTTGGCAACTTCGTTAATACCGAATTTCTGTGTTTCAATGAACTGCGCTTGGTCCAGCTGCATGCCCAGTGACTTATACTCCATCCCCAGGTCAAGAACAGCTACTCGTCCGGCATTATCTATGCCGCCGTTGATTTTTTCCCATTCATGTCGGAGTTTCTTTTTCGCTTCCGGATTGATTTTCGACGCTGCTTGCAACACGCCGTGCGTCAGCGTGCCGTTTTTGTAAAATTGGCTCTGAAATTTCTTGATTGCGTTCTGGCTGTCCAGCTCGTCAATTAACGTCCGCCATTTCGGCACGCCGATGAGCCCGTCTTTTGACATTTCGTAGAAATGCAGGACATCATGCGGCTGTAGATGGTACATCGCACCTTTGGCATCGCTTGTCGTATACGTCAGCGCTCCAGTGACCACGTTTAATCGGATCGTCGTTTTCGTCGGGTCAAGAGGCCATAGTGCTTTCGGATAGCCGTCTGTCCCCCATTCTATATAAGCGATAGCGTTTCCGTAAAATCCCATGTGGTATTGCAGCGTTCGCTTAAAAGCAAGCGGTGTCATGAGCGGGTTCGGCCGTTTATACAGCAGCTTGGCTACTGGGTGTTTCATTCCTTCTGTCTTTTTCCCGCCGGTCCTGAACGTGTGGATCGGCAGTTTACCGATATCGTCGGCTAAAATATTAACGCATGTATAAATGTTGCTATTTTTGCTTGCCGTTGCCGCCGTTACGCCGTCACCGTTAATGGCGGATATCAGCCAGTCCGCGGGGCTAAGAAGTGTGCCGGAGTCCGTCGGGTTTGAGAAAAGCTGTCTTAAAAGCATTATTTACCACCGCCTTTCTGTGCTTTTGCAAAGATAAACGCCAACATCAGGCACTCTATAGCCGCGGTATATACTGCGATTACGGGAGATAACAATACACCGCCGGCAATCATCAGAATGCACCCGACGAACAGAAAAATGTCGTCAATCACATACAATATCTTTTTCACATGTCCTCCTTATAGACTGAAATCGTCACTCAAAATATAATCACTCATATCATCTTCTTCGATAATCCGCGCACGTGTAAACGCATTGATTACTGATGCTATCGGGTCAATTCTGTTTGTTGATTTCTCTTTGTCAAGCATGATGTTTTCGTTCTGGTCTTTTTTAGTGACCGCATTGCTGATCGCCCAGTCAAGCAGTGGATTTTCAAAATGTAGGATGTTTCCCTGGTACGCATTTTCCCGGAATGATTTCGTCGGTTCAGATAGTGTCATCATGCCCTGTCTGACTTCTACGCATGTATACTCCAGTTTTTCAAGTTCCTGCGCATAATAAGTTGCGTTATACGGGTCATAGCAGATTTCTTTAATGTTCAGCCCCAGTTCTTCCGCTGTTTCTATCATCCACTTTGTCATGTAGCGATAATCGACTACTTCTCCCGGATTGACCGTTAGCCAGCCTCCGCGGGCATAGTAATCATACGGCACTCTGTCTGTTTTTATCTTTCTCTGCAGCGTTTCTTCCGGAATGAAGCTGTGACCGATGACAATATACTTTGGCCCGCCATCCTCTTTGACCGGAACAACCAGCCCGATTGACGTCAAATCGACTTTGCTTGATAGGTCCATGCCGATATAAGCATCCAGTCCATACAAGTCGTAGCCTTCTATCCGTCCCCGAGTGTTCCATTTCCCCATATCTATATACGAGGTTCCGGATTGCTGATTCCAGATGTTCATGTTTTTCGTGAGAAATGATGACATTTTTTCCGGTGTCTCAACTGCCACTTTCAACGCGCTCCTTATATTTGCAATGCCCTCTGGATATGTTGCCACGATCGGGTTTGCTTTTATCCAGCATTTTTCATCTTTGACATCATCGATCAGGTTTCCTTCTTTATCTTTGTCCAGTTCATTAATCATACAGAAATAATCCGGTACGTCATAATCGATGTCCGGATTGAGGATCTTTTCTACCAGCGGATATTCTACTCTGTAGCACGGTCCTCCGAAGTTCGTCCCTGCGGTGGTGATGATAAACAACAGCGGCTGTTTTCTTGCCATCATGCCTGTGTCGATGACATCTAATATTTCCGATGTCGGATGTGCGTGATATTCGTCAATCAATCCACACTGCGGATTGAGACCGTCTCCGGTCTTTCCGTCATCTTTTGACAGCGCCCGAATGATGGAGTCACTTTTCAGGTGTCGGATGGTACCATAACTTTCTTTCCACTTTCCTTTCATCTCTGGCCATCGCCTAAGCATCGCCAGAATTTCATTGTAAATGATTTTTGACTGTATACTTTTTGTAGCTCCGATGTAGACTTCTGACATCGGCTCCCCCATGGCCATCATTTCATAGTCACCGACTATGGCGAGTGATTGTGATTTCGCATTTTTCCTCCCAACCTGCCAATACGCTTTTTTAAAGCGCCGGAGCCCCGTATCTTTATTGACCCATCCGTAGATATTTCCGAAAATAAACCGCCGGATAGGCTCGAATATAATAGACTGCCCAGCTAAAATTCCTTTTGTGTGTTTATGCATAGCCGCCCATGCGAAGAACCGTTCCGCTCTTTCTTCATCAAAAACATACGGAAATTTCTTTGTACCTTCTTTTTCTATATCCCGCAAAAAACGCATACATGCCCACCTGTGTTTTTGGCATATATGCGTTTTGTCTTTTATGCATTTCTTACTGTACCTGATCAACTCTTGTTTCAGCGTCATACATCAAAACCCCTTTTACTTAGCGGGTCTTCTTCTTTCTTTTCAGGTTCTTTCGGTACATTCTTTACTTTTGCAAGCGGTGACAAGAATAATCTGTCTTCCATCTGTACGAGTGCCGCCATTTTCGCATTGATCGCTTTGTCCATCGCCATAATGCCGCCAGTAGATAAGATATACTCTATTTTTTCATAGAGTTTGGCGGCTTTTCGTTGACTGTATTCTGCTTCAAGAATTTCTTGTGTTGCAGTCGTTTCTTCACCTGTTAATTCTATTCGAGCAATCTTGTCCCGGCGTTCTATTAAATCTATGTACTGCGCAAAAGACATACAGTATCTCGCAATCACTCCGATGTCCGCCGAAGAAACGAATTTGAAACCAGTGTAAAGTTTCTTGATTTCTTTCCATTTTTTGTACGCTTCTTTGTTAGATTTTACATAAGCCGGGCATACTAATTTCTGTTCTCCGAGATGTATTTCTGATTTTTTTCTGTGTTCAATTTCAGCCTTTGTCAAGTGACTCGGATTGCCTGAAACTATATGCAAATCAATAGGTTTTGCTGGACGCCCGGCCATGTTATCCCTCCTTTCTTTTTAATGTTGCCATTTTCGCATAATTGACATTTCAATGCATGAGTTTAATGTAAGGTCCATTTCCCGAACTTTTTTCACAAAAGAGGAGGCGCACGGTACTGTCGCCGCTGGTCAAAACATTTTTGACCCGGGGGTAGTCTATCAGGCTTTAATTTTATTTCCAAATCCGCCGTTTTCTTTTGCTGTTTTCTTGTCGTGACATCTCTTGTTCATTGCCTGCCAGTTGCTTTCATCCCAAAAAAGATCTTGATTGCCTCTGTGCGGGATAATATGATCAACAACATTAGCCGGCAGCGGATGTCCTGATGCTTTGCACTCTGGACACTCACAGAATGGATGCTGCGCCAGAAATACTTTGCGTGCCTTCGTCCACTTGTAATTGTATCCCCGTTTAGTCGGTGACTTCATCTCAAACTCTTTCTGACTTCTTATGTGCAATTGTTTATGTTTATCACAATAGGTTTCTCTTGTTAATGCGTGGCATCCGGGATGTCCGCATTCTCGCAATGCTCTTCTCATATCTCTCCTTTCAAGCAGTCAGTACCGCCGGAAAGCATAGTAAATGCAAAAGCCGCCCATTTCTGAGCGGCTACATGGCTTTGCAGTTCTTCTATTCAATTTTCGCATCTTAATCTTATCATACCTTGTTCTGTCTTTTTTGGTCTTTTTGGCTTTTTTGGCATTTTTTTATTATATTTTGATTAAATCTTGCCGTAAACTCGTTCCATTCCCGCCCTGGTTACAAGCCAGATGTGCCCCGACTTGCGGCACTCTTCACTTGTAAACCGCGGCGGATATCCTCTTTGCCCAGAGCATGCCTGTTTGATTGTCACAACAGGTATGTTCCACAACTCTGCCGCTTCCGCTGTTGTCATAACCTTTTCAATTAATTTCATTACATCCCAGCCGCCTTTGCTAATGCCATTAACGAAACAAGCAATGCTATAACAGAAATCCATAATGTTAATTTTTGCATAGCTTTTGCGAATATGATATATTATGAATGAACCACCCAGAGGGTGGAGGGTGGGTGTTCCACCCTCTTCGGTCATTGAGCCTTGTAAAGCAATATAATCGCTGTTATCAAATTGATTATTGCTGTTACAAGGCTTATTTTATTATTCATATCCGCATTCTCACCTCCTTTCTGTATTTATTATACATCTTTTCTTATGTATTGTCAAGCGTTTTTATATTTTTTTATTAAAAAATCCACCTTTCGATGGATTTCTTTTTTTATTTATTGCCAGTATATATCTTTCTTTTCAGTCTTTGAAATACTATCTCAAAGCTTACTTCTGCCGCTTCTTTTGTTTTTGTAATATTGTTCCTGCTTATGCGAATCGTCCTTGATATTGCTCTATATGACCTGTGATTTAAATACCACTCTCTTAGTATTGTTTTCTCGTCATCGTTTTTTATCATGTCTATCAGTCTTCGTGCTTCTATCCTCGCGATAATGAGATCTTCATGTTCTTGCATAACCATTTCTTCATATTTTTCTGCGAGTATTACTCTGTCTGACAGGTCGGGCTGTATTCCGCCGGAAACCTTGTCTTTTTCGTATCGCTGCCCTTTTATTTGATAGATATGTGATTTACGTTCCGCAAGCTCTCTTTGCACCGACAGGTACCGCCGGTGTTGATTATATATCGCTTGGAGATATTCCTGCCCGGTTTTAAAGTCTTTTATCATTTATCCCTCTTGTTTATTTTTTCAATAATTTTGTCTGTAATTTTGTCTATTTCATCTCCCACAACATCTATATTCTCTTTGGTAATATAACTGGCTGCAACCATTTTATACATGGTTTCTTTCGACGGAAGCAAAAAGTTTAACGGAATCGCAAGTGCCAGAAACATTGTTATCATTTTTGCCCACCAACGTACTCTTTTTTCTTCCCTTGGCTGTGTCTTATAATCTGGATCCATCAAAAGGGCTTGTAAAAATACCCGTACGGCGCCACTCATTACAATCATCATCCAGAGAGGTGTTTTGAGTGCGTCTATCACTTCAATCCAATAGAATATCCATGGGCTTATTATTGGTTCATTCATGACCTTCTCCTTTCAGGATTTTTAAAATCTCTTCTTTGTGTGCCAATGCCGATTCTTTTGTTCTAAAACAGTTGCCTATTGCTCTGTTCAGGCAATGAAAAATGTTATCATTAACGAACGTTTTATCAAGTACCATTCCACCAGCAGTTACAATCCAGTATGTTTCACCACCAACAGGTTTAAACGGCTTTACTTTAAATTCATAAACATCGAAATATTTTATAAAAACAGCCCACATTGAATTATCATGCCATTCTCCTTTACTATTTTTTGTAAGTAGTTCCCCCTCATAGAACTTATTGTTAAAGTATTCTTCACTTACGAGCCGTGCTTCAAACTCTTCATTTTCCGCAACGCCAATCCTATCCATCAGCATTTTAATCACTTCTTCTTTTAGTGTTTTCATACTTTCACCTGCTCCACATCTTCAACCAAAAATGCATTGATATTTAAACCGTGTTTATCAATCCAGCTCTGAATAACATTATTGACTGCGCATTCAAGTTTTTCTTTCTCATCATCATCGACACCCTCAAGAAAACCCTCTGCATATTCTCCATAAATCGCATATGCTCTATCTATTAAATCTTGAATGATATCATCTGCATATACCTTTGGGCACGGGCTTGTTATCCGACCGATATAGAAGCACATAATATCATCGTCAATATCATCATGAAAAACCTCTGAATAACTTGTATAAGATTCGGGATTATACGGTTCGGCATTCATGAGTTCTTCCTGCCCCGCTTTTATTGCCTTTTCTTTGCTCGGATATGTATCATCACAATTAAAATGATCTTCATCAAGTCCTACTACCCATTCTTCCTTTTCTTGTTTCATTTTCTCCTCCACCATTTTTGACATCCAATTCTCATTAACCCAACTTTTACCTCAATCGGGATTTTTTCAACATTGAAATATTCAGCATTCTTTATTGTGTCTACTGCCATTTCTTCTGCATTAACAATAATTACTCCTGCTTCCGGGAATTTTTCAAACAGCACTTTCTTGATTTTTCCCTCATTTTCTTTGTACATGTTATGCGGAAACGCATAATAGACTGCCTTCGTGTACTTTGTAAGATGTTTTTCTTTCTTTTTGAAATCTGCTAAGAAGTCACTATAACTAACTTTGATTTCAACCTCCGTTAAATAATCATTTTCGTTTATTAATATCAAGTCAGCTTCATGCTTGACACCCGAAAACGGATATTTATACCCAATAAAACAACCGCCTTTATCATATTTTTCTATTCTGCATGATATTCTCGCAAAGCTAATATTCGGAATTACAATATTCTTATTACCAAAATGTTCTGCTATTGCATATTGCATTACTGTTTCTTCTTTACTTTTACTCATGTCTCTTCCTTAATGTCTTTAACAACCTTACTCATCACATAGTCAGCACAGGGCTGTGCCATTCCGTTTCCGATTGCTCTGTATCTTGCCGTATCGCTCCCGCCCTCTGTCCAGTTATCTGGAAGTCCCTGCAGTCTTTCACATTCAAGCGGCGTAAGACGGCGGACGTAATTCTTGATTATGATCGGGTTTTGATAATTAAGACTATATCCTCCCTGGTTTTTTGCCTGTAATGTCATTGATATTTGCGAAAGTCTGCTGTTTCTACAGTCAATCGCATAAACAACCGCTAATCTTGTTGATGGTTTTAATGTAGATGTTTTGTCTTCATATACCGGCATGTTATTTTTTACACTTGCGTCTCTGTTGAATGTGTATATGAGCGGCACTTGATTTCCGCCGGTTCCCATCCTGCTATTGAGCGTCTGCACTGTTCCGTTATTTCTTTCTCTGATAACGTCCTGTGCGTGTGTCATATCAAGAACGCTTATACAGATGCCGCCTTGGTTCCTTGCAGGATTACTTCCGCTTAGATCTAATGTGTTGCTTTTGTCTACTTCTTTTATTCCGGCTGTCGGATTGTTGCTTTTCATTCCTTCGCTTTCGTATGATCCGATTCTGTATGTTTTGACAAGCACACATCTCTGGTCATGCATGCAGTTCAGCGCTCCTGTTTTTTCACTCATTCTTATTGAGTTTATTTGTCCGTTTCCGATATCATAGACTGATGTTTCAGTACTTGGTACAGCAGTTCGGGTAAGCGTTTCTTTCTCGTTTTGGCTCTCCGCAAAATACCTTGACATGCCTTCGGGCTCAAATAGTACTTCCGGTCTACCCCCCTTATTTCTAAAACTTGCAATAAGGAAGATTCTCTCTCGATGTTGGGGGACGCCCCAATATTGAGCGTCAAGCACCCTCCATGCGATATTACATCTCTTACTTCGTACCATTCCGCTTCTTGACCATCTTCCAGATCGAGGCATTGGAATATTTGTTT